TGTTGACGAGGTTTGGAGCGGCCATGGTTTTGTGGTGGTTAGAGGTTTAGAAAATGAGGCTGAACGCGATGACGCGACCGGCGCTGGCGGCGGTGATGGTGTTGCCGGAGACGGTGAGGCCGGGGCCTACGGTGAGCGGCGTGAGTTTCTTGGTGGCGTTATTGAAATAGACGAGGCTATTTGCGCCTGCGTCGGTGGCGGAGACTTCTCCGTTGGTAACGGAGAGGACATCGGCTGCGCTGGAGGCGATGGTCGGTTCGCTGCTGGCTGTGGGTGTGGCGATCATGGTTTAAGAAAATTCGAGAGACTCTTTGGAAGACCACGCGCCGACTGCGGATTGCTCCGAGACGACATTGCCTGCGGCGTCGGTGGTGATTTTGTAGATGGTCCAGGCGGTGGAGTCCTCGGCGGGGCCGGAGGCGGGGTAGTCGGTCCAGGCGAGGCGGCCCATGTAGAGGATCGTGCCGTCGGTGGCGGAGAGTTGCAGGTAGTCGCTGGGGTCGCGGGGGCGGGCTATGCGGAAGACTTCTCCGAGGTGGTCCTTGGAATACAAGCGCCGGTCGGCGAGGTTGAGGGCGAGGGAGCCTTGGGCCACTTGGGCGGCGGTGGGGACTCGGCCTGCTACCGTGCTGCGGAGGAGCTTGAAGACCGTGGCCATTGAGGAAGTTTTAAGTTTTAAGAATTAAGTTTTAAGCAGTGGCCCCGTGGCGGCGGCGCGGGCTGGAACCGCACCGCCGCTGTGGGGGGAGGGAGCTATTAGAAGCTGCCGCCGTCGATCTCGGTCTCGAGCGCGAGGACGCGATTTTCGACGGAATCGATGTCGCCTTCGTTGGTCGTCACACGACCGGCGAGGGTCGATGCGGCGGACTCGATGGCTTCGATGTCGGACTCAGCGGTGGAGACGCGGCCTGTGAGGGCTGTGGCGTCGCTCTCGATGGTGCTGGCGCGGCTCTCAAGCGCGGCGATGTCGGACTCGACTTCATCAAGGCGAGCGTCGGCGCTGGCGCTTTCCAATGCAACGACTCGGCTGTCGAGGGCGCTGATGGCCGAAGCGCGGGTGCTGGCTTCGCTGTCGATGTTGCTCTGGAGGGTCGCGTCGTTGTTCGAGCGGGTGGTCGCCTCGCTGTCGATGTTGCCCTGGAGGGTCAAATCATTGGCGGCGCGGGTCGAGGCTTCGCTGTCGATGTTCGACTGGAGGGTGGAGTCGGCGGCTTCGAGCGTGGCCACAGCGGAGCTGAGGGCGCTGGAGGCGCTATTGGCGAGCGTGGTGATCGCTCCGTTGAGGTTGCTGTCGGCGGCCTCGAAGGCGGCGACAACTTCTGTCAACGAATCGAGCGAGCCCTGCGTTGTGTTTGAGAGAACATTGTCGATGCGAACGCCGAGGGCGGCTTCCGCTGCGGTGGCGCGGGTGACTTCGGAGGAGAGATCCGAGGAAACGCTGGTGATCGCGGCTTCGCGGGCCGAGGTCTCGGAGGAGAGCTGGCTGAGGGTGGCGAAGTGGCCGGGGCCAGCGAGAACGATGTTCTCGACGCCATCGCCGATGTAGAGTTTGCCGTCAACTTTGTTCCAGCTAAGTTCGCCTGCATTTGCTGTGGAGGGGGCTCCAGCGGCACCGCTAAGGCGGCGTTTGATTCTGAGGATGTTTGCCATTGTGTTATTGGGGGGGGTGTTTGGGTTGTTCTGCGGGGTTAATCCTAAAACTCACCGCCGTCCGTGTCGGACGAGATGGGGATGTAGGAAAGCGTGTCGGGGTCCCAACGGTGGGGGATGTTGGTGTCGGCCGGAAAGTAGATGCGGGCTACGACGCCCTCGGCGGGGAAGGCGGCCACGGAGTCGAAGCGTTGCACATCGTCGAAGTCGTCGGGGATCATCGCGCCGGAGATCTGGCCCGAGGAGTTGAGTTGGGGCAGAGCGATGTTTTGCGCTGCGCCGGAAAAGGGATTGAAAAAGACCTGCGACATTAAGTGTAGGGCGGGAATTTGATCTCGACGCTGCGGATCTCCGCGTTGTCGGCGGTGGGGGGATTGGCACCGAAATAGGTATTGATGATTCTGGCTACCGAGGTGCTGCCAAAAGTGAACTCCACATAGTTCGTGTTGTTCGTCGCGGGGGATGTGAAACGAACATTTTCATACTTGGTGTAAGCGGGAGTCGGAAAACCTGTGCTCACCCGCAGAGCCCCATCTGGTGTGGCTTGGACGGGCTGGACAATGCCAGCGGTGTTGCGAGCGGCGATCTGAATGGTGGGGTTACTCATGTCGTTAATTTAATTATGGTGAAGGGTGTCAAGGGGTGGTTATTGGAAGCTGGCGGAGTAGCGGCGGACCTCGCCTTTGCGCAGCCAGGCGTCGTCCATGCGTTGTTGCAGGATGCCTTCGGCGCGGGCGAATTGGTAGGTGGCCTTGTCCATCTGGCCGTCCTCGGAAAGCGTTTCAGCGAGGGCGTAAAACTTGAGGTAGTCCGCGAGGAATGCCGGGATGCGGTGGCGCAGCCAGAACTCCTCGTTCGTCGGTAGATTGCCGGTGGTGTCGGCGAGGGCTTCGTAGCAATCACCGGTCGTGTTGTAGTAAACGAGATCGCCCGCTGCGTAAGCGGTGGAGGAGTTGAAAGCGGTCGCTGTGAAGCGGGGCTGAGGCAGGGAGAACTCGACCCAGACTTGGCCGGAGATGTAGTCCGTATCGGTGATGAGGATGCGGTCTTCGGTGACGACGAAAGAGAGGGATTTCGTGACGCGGCCTTCGTCGGGCTTGATGTCATAAACTTTCAGCACATTGCCGATCACCTTCATGCCATTTTGCACCAGCAGCACATAGGGGATGAACTCCTCGGCTGGGGCATTCTCGCTGGTCTCGATGTAGGTCGCGGTCGTGCGGTCGTTCCACGCCACATCCACGGCGGTGTCGATATTCAGCAGGTCGCCAGATGCCGTGAAAGTGATTCGCTTGATGCGCCACACAGGGTCCGCAAATTGCGAGCCCTGCAAGGCCCGGCCAATGTAAGAGGTCGTGCCCACATAATCGGATTCGTAGGTAAAAATGCCCGGCGCGTAGCCATCGCCCACCGGCGTGCGGGCCTCGGTCAAATAAACCTCGGGCCAATCGAAGAAGGTCCAAGCCGTCGCGGCAGCGGTCGTCAAATACTCCGCCAACGCCGTGGCCTGCGAGGCCATAAGCGGCTGCGCGGGGTCGATGCCCATGCGGGAGATTACGCCATCGCGGACGGTGCGGTAGGGCGTCGCCTTCATTGTGCTCCTCCTTGCTGCAAGGCGGGCAGGGTGCCTTGGCGGCCTATCTGGGCGTTTTGCTGTTGTTGGAGCTGGAAGTTGAAGCCCTTCATGCGGGCTTCGATCATGTTCCGGAAAATCTCGTCCTGCTGGATGCGCTGCTGGAGGGCGGGGTTGGCGGCTATGATGCCTTGGAGGACCTGGGCGCGGAGCTGGTGGTTTTGCCCTTCAGCGGGAAGTTCGGGCTCGGTGCCTGCGGCGATTTTTGTGAAGGCAAGTTGTTCTTCGTTGGCTTCCATGGCGGCGGCGGGGCCGGGGTCGCGGACGAGCATTTCGGCAAGAACGGGATCGACGGCGCTCATGATGAATTTGATGAGCCCTGCGCGGTCGATGACTCCGGCGGTATCCATCGGCACGATGGCTTTGCTGATGTAGTCGAGCTTTGCGCCGAGGGCTTCGGCGTCGAGGTTGCGGGCGTCCCAATCGACGATGAGGTCGAACTTGCCTTGAATGCTTTCGCGGTCGGCTTGGAACGGGAGGGTTTGGCCACCGGAGACGCGGAGGATTTGGACGGGCAGCATGTATTGCTGCATGAGCTGGTAGGTCTGCGTGATGATGCCCTTAAAGTCGCGGAGCCAGCGGTCCACCGTGTGCTGCTGGACGAGGGCGGTGTAGTTGGGGTCAACCCCCTCGCCTGCCATGCCGAAATATTCATTCACATCGCGGCGCACGGCGCGTTCGATTTCGATGGTGCCCTGGTCGAAGGGCGGCGGTTGCATCCAGCCGATTTCGTTGGGGCGGCGCTCGGGGATTTGCACGGCGGGGCCGAGGATGATGTCGAGCTTGCCACGGTTGGCGGGCACGCGCATGGGCGGCAGGATGGCGATTCCGGCGCGATCAGTGCGGTAGTCGCGCTGGGTTTTGATTTCCGCCTGCATGGTGCTGACGATCTCGGGGATGCCTCGGGCTTCGATGAGGCAGCGGGTGACACGCTCGCGGGGGAGTTCGATGAAAGGATATTCGCCGTGCGAGTAGGGGGAGATTTCCTCCTTGGCGAAAATATCCACATTCGGGTGCATGACCCGGCACATGATTTTCGTCGCGCCGGTCTTCTCGTCGGTTTCCTTGGAATAGACATGCCAGATTTCCACGAGGTCGCGGTGGTCTTGCCAGAGGATGGAGTCGCGGCGGTTGGTGTTCTGGTGGGCGTAGATCGGCCAAAGGCTGGTGCCTTTGTAGTTCTCGGCCTTCTCGTAAAATTCGTAGGGGTAGCCTTCGGTGACGGTGCGCTCTTCCAACTCCTCGCAAGTCACCATCTCGCGGCGGGCGATCCAGGGGGCGCGTTGGAGGTCGTAGGTGGCGGTGGGGAAAATGATGTCGTTGAAAGGCTCCAACGCCGTCCACTCGGGCTTGCTCTCGAAAATGTAGGGCTCGGTGTATTCGACGGTGCCGCCTTCGCGGAGTTTGCGGATATTGGCGGCGGTGCCGGTGCCGGGGGCGAATTGCTCGGCCATCTCGATGGCGATTTCTTCTTGGAGCGGATCGAGGATCGCGCCGATGAGCATGGCGAGGGGGGAGGCGGGGTCGCCCTGCTCTTGGGCCATAACGATGAGGTCTTCGAGGCTGACGGATTTTTCCTCGATGCGTGTCGTCGTTTTCCAAAACACGCCCATGATGGCGAGGCCGTAGGTGGCGCGGATGTTGAGGGCGAGTTCGAGTTCGCGGCGGAGGTCGGAGGCGCAGTGGGTGAAGAGCATCCATTTCAGCACGGCCTCGGCGGCGGTGCGGGAGAGGGAGTCCGAGGATTCGACCGGCATCATTTGCAGGCGGGCGGCAAAGGTGGCGGTGAGGCAGAGCTGGGCCTCGCGGTTGCAGACGAGATCGGCGAGGCGGATGCGGCAATCACTCGAACCGGACCAGGGGAAAACATTTTTGCCGTAGTTGCTGGCCCACTTGCGGCCATCGGAGGATTGGCCATCCCACAGCGCCATGCGGGTGTCGTAGTTGCGGGCGCGGACGGAGGAGAACCAGCCGCCATCGGTGGCGGCTTCGGTGAGCTGGCCTATCCAGTATTTCGTGTCGCGGTCTGGCTCGTCGGATTCAGTCATGCTGTTCGTAGGCCGGGCATGAGGATGGCGAACTTCCCTGTGCCGCCGCATTTGACGACGCATTGGGGGAAGTTGCGTTTGAACCAGGCGATGAAATCGGAGTCGCGCCAGCAGCCGGGGACTTTCCAATTCCAGAAGTGATAAATTTGGGGGTCAACGGAGAGGGTCAAAGCGCCCACGCCCTCGATGGAGCGGAGGTCTTGCTTGGCGTGGTCGGCGGCGATGGCGTGCTGGCGGGCGTCGGCCTGCACGGCGCGGGAGTTCCACTGCTCGAAGAGTTCGCTTTTCGCTCCTTCGGCGAGGTCGCTGGGAAGGTCGCTGAGGGCTTCTTTGAGGATTTCCATTGTTAAAAAGGGGAGCCCGGTTGCCGGTGGCCTGTCCTGAGACGAGGGGCCACCGGCAAGGGCTGGGGGGCGGAATTAGGTCGTTGCGGCAAATTTGCCGAGAACCTGCGGATTGCTAACCGCTACGCCAAAGATGGCGTCGCAGAAGCCACGGCGTCCACCGCCACGGTCTTCAAGCTCTTCCATTCTTGGTTTGCGATTGAACCCGATGGACACGAGGTCCATGTCGAGGACATAGCCACGGGCTGCCGAGACGGCGGCTGCCGCGCCATGAGCGAGGTAGGTGGAGACATGCAGCGAGAGCACGCCGAAGTCGCCTTCGTAGATGTCGATGGTGTTCACGATTTTCTTGTCGGAAACATTGCTGTTGAAGGTGCGCACGGAGGACATGACATTCGTCGAGCCCGCTGTGGTGCGGATGAAGTTGGTGAACGCACGCTTGAGGCTGGTTCCGCAAACGAGGTCGTAGTTGCGACGAGCGCGGCGGACCTTGAACATCGACTCCAACACATCGATGACATTGTTCTCGGTGAGAGAAGCAGTGGCAGTGGTGTTGATCGACGCGGCAGGGGTGCGGAACGCGGCAGGAACGGCTGTGGCTAAATCGGCCTGCGCGGTGGCTTTGATCCACTCGCCGATGCCACGGGTTTTGTAGGGGTCTGCGCCGGATTGAACCTGGCTGTCGTTGTCGGAGCCCATGATGGCTTCGATGTCCACTTTGAGTTCGACGAGGGCTTTGGCGGCGGCTTTGTTGAAAGCCTGCTTTTTACCAACTCCTGCCAAATCAGAGACTTGCTCAACGAGATCATCGACTTGGAAGCTGCGGCGCGTTTTTTGGATGCGGCCCGAGAGGAGTTCGCGGTTCGCGTGCTGGTCGTCGAAGCTGGAGACATCATCGTTGGCGAGAACGCCAGCGGTTTGTGGGTCGTTGTAACGGTCTGCGGGCCAAGAAAATAAAACATTCGTGGGCTCTTTTGATTTCTTGCAGAGGCTGAACAGGGGCGTGTCGCCGGGCTCGATGAGGACCATCGCGTCGGAAAGATCCTCGCGTTGGCCTTTGACTGTGGTGATGGGGGTAGCTGCCATAATAGTGTTTGGGGGGTTTTAAGTTTTGGGTTGGGTTTAGTTGAAAAGTGAGGCGACGAAATTCTCGGCGGCATCACGGTTTCCGGACTTCTTCAACACTTCGAGCGGGTCGGCTTTGGATTTGGTTTTGGGGGCGGCTGAGGGGCTGACAACCTTGGGAGCGACGGCGGTTTTCGCGGGAGCGGCGGGAGCTTTTGGCTTGGCCGCTGCGGATTTTTTGGCCATGGCCTCGGCTTGCTGGAAGCGGAGGGCTTGGCCGCGAATGGCGTCGCCGATGATGAGTTCGAGATTCGGGAGCTTGGCGATGCCTGGATACGCTTGCAGCGTGGTGAGCATCATCTTGCGGGCCGGGGCGTCTTCCTGGAAAAGCTCGGGATAAACTTGCCGGGCTTCGTGCTGGAAATTCTCGCGCTGGGCGAGGTAGTTCCGGCGGGCGGGCTCGGCTTTGAGGATTTGGCGGGCGACTCGCAGGCGGTCTTGAAGCTCTTGCTTCGTGAACTTGCGGGTGGACCCGTCTCCCATGGGCACTTCCACTTCGCCTTCCATGTCGGCCTTGGCAATGAGGTCGGGCACATTGTCGAGGACGGTGTTGGCGGCGGCGAGGCGGCTTTCGAGGGCGTCGGCGGTGGTGACATCGCCGAGTGGGTCGGCAGCGTCTTGTAGCACGATGGGCTGAGCTTTGGTCAGCGCATCCCGGGCGGCGGCGAGTTCGGCTTGGAGGGTGTTGGCTTGCTCCTCGGCGCTTTTGGCGCGGGCGGTGAGCTTGTCCACTCGCTTCGTGAGTTTCCTCACGGCGGCGGGCTCGGCCTCTACAGGCTCCTCGTCGGGGTCTTCGTCGTCGGGGTCGGCGTCGGTTTCCTCGGGCTCTTCGTCTGCTTCGTCGGAGGGATCAGACGAATCGGACGAATCTTCGGGGGAATCTTCGGTCTCGGTTTCTTCGGTTGTATTGTCAGGGGTCTCATCCGCGATTGCTTCCTGGTCGGCCTCGGGGGCCGCCGGAGTTGTCTCATCTGCGGTCGGGAGTGTGATGCCCAACTGCTCGATGACTTCGCCGATGCTGAATGCTGATTCTGTCTGGTCCATGGTTTGTGGTGCGTCCAAGTCGCGGTGTCAGAACTGAGGTTTTATGCGGCTCCGCACGGTTTCCACGGAGTTCGCGGCGAGCAGTTCAGCCCTCGCTTGCGAAAGGAAATGCCTGCGAAAATTGCGAAGCGGAAGGGGGTGCTGGCGCAATGGGCGCTAACGGGAGCTAATGGGTGCTAACGGGGGCTAAAAAGATTGCAGAAAAGATTAACCACGGAGGACACAGAGGACACGGAGAGGAGGGGGAAGTTACCACTGATTTGCATTGCTGGCTCAGTGGTCAAGCCTCTGTAGGTTTCCTGCCTCTGGCAGAGAACAAAAGGTCCGACGATTTATTTCTTCGACTCGAAAGCCTCGGAGCGGGTGCGCTCGATTTCTTCGCGGAGGGTGCGGAGGGCTTCGAGGCCACCGGCGCTGTGGGCGAGGAGGCCGGGGTTCTGTGCGGTCTGCGGCATGCAGGTGATCTCGGCGGCGTCCTCGATGGCGTCGGTAATTTTTGCGATGACGCTGCGGAACCAAAGTTCCTCGGGCGGCACGCACCAGGCGGCTTGCAAGTCTTCGGCGCTCATCAAAAGGGAATGTCAGGAGACTCGGGGAGCGAGGCGGAATGCGGCTCGGAGGCGGAATCCTCGCGGGGTTTCTTCTGCTCGAAGTAGAGCTTGAAATACTTTTCTCCGCTGTCGCGGCTTTCGTTCACATACGCGCTGATCCAATACTCGCGGCCTTCGATGGTGCAGGAGCCTTTGTGCGTGGGGTGCGTTTCCTTTTCCTTTTTCTTGTTGCGGCTCAGGCTGCCGTGGTTGTCGGTGCGTTTGGTGCTCATGCGAGTTTTTCGAGGTCGGCGGCGCGATACCAGGCGCGGGCTCCTTGTCGGCGAATCGGGCGGAGAATGCCGGAGTCGATGAGTTTGGTGATTTGCTTTGCGGAAACGCCCAATCGGGCCATGACATCGCGGCGGCGGAGTAGTTTCATGCTTAGGGAGATTTTACGGGAGGGAGTCAAGGGAGGGATTGACCACAGAGGACACAGAGAGCACAGAGGGAGGATTTAGTAACACCCGCCTCCTCGGGTGCGGAGGGAGGCGGGGTCTTCGTATTCGACGCCGGAGAGCGCAATATAGCGACAAATATCAATCCAGTCTTTTGTTGCACCGCGTTTGCCGTCGCTGCCGGTCCAGGTCTTGAGGGCGTAGATGAGGTTTTGGCAACGCTCGCTGATGTAGAGGCGGGGCGAGTTGAGGGCATCGACGGGGGCTTCGTCGTTGTAGGCGAGCCAGTCGTTGATGAGGGTGACGCCTTCGACGATGGCTTGGCCGCTGGTGGCGCGGAAGTCGAGGCCGATGCGCTCGCTGCATTGCTCGATCAAAGTTCGCACACCTTCATGCGTCATGGTGGGGGTGTTGCCATAGCGGGAATCCATCCAACGCTCGGCGGGCTCGGCGGAGTCGGCTTTCTCGGCGGCTTCGATGAGGCGCTTGTAGTCCTCGAAGCCAAACCCGGCGCAGGCTTTTTGGGCGGGGCCGGGGCGTCCGTCTTGCAGTTTGCCATCGGCTTCGGCCCACGGGCCGGGGTAGCCGACGCCCTCGATGTAGTCGAGCTGGTCGGGGAACTCGCGGTAAATCCAGCACCGGCCATCGGGGGTGAATCGAATCCACAACATGGCCCAAGTTTTCCCTTCGCCGGGATCGACGAAATGGAAGACGGTTCCCGCCGTGGGAACTTTGTCGTGAGGGACGACATGCACATTCTCGCGGAATTTCGGGAACATGGACATCCGCGCTTTGGTGGGGACGCCGTAGGCTCGCATGAGGATTCGCTCGCGGTTGCTGCCGCGCAGCTCGGTCTCCATGGCCTCGGGGTTTCCGTAAGGGTTGTCTGAGGTGTGGAAATAAACGACGCGGGCTTTTTCCCTGGTGCATTGCTGGATGCGGGGAACGCTCTCGACGCCGAGGAGGTGGCCGTCGCGGTAGCGGGGCAGGAGCGGGGCGGGGCATTCTTCCAAGGTCTTCGCGCCATCGAGGTATTCTTTGACCGTCGTTGTGTAGCCTTCGACCGGTGTAAACCCGATGCCGAGTTCGCCGTCGCGGGTGAGCAAGCGGAAGCGCAGGGCTTCGAGCCAGTCGGGCGTGACCAATTCATCGGCCCACACGAAATTCAACTCCGCGCCTTCAATGGAGGTGACATCCATGGAGTAGAACTTGAACCAGCATTGGGAGCCATTCGGCAGGACGAAGGAGTTCTCGGTGAATCCGCCTTTCTGCGAGTAGGTGATGTTGGCGACCGCGCCTTTTTTGAATTTGCCGCTGGCGCTGGGTTTCCATTCTTTCGGCAAATACTCCCACAGGTAAGGCTGCTGGTTTTGAATGCTGGCGGCTTCGGTGGATTGGAGGCACCAGACTTTCGCGCCGGGCTTCTCGACGAGGTGTTGCATGGCGCGGCGAGCGAAGTAGCGGGACTTGCCGGAGCGGTTGCCGCCGAGGATCAAGAGTTCGGTGACGCCTTTGGGGAATTTCTCGCGGAGGCTGTCGTAGGCGGAATCGGCTCGCTGCCAGGCGGGGTTCAGCCAGCCGTAGCGCCAAGGGTCTTCGACCATGCGGGCGATCTGCTCTTCGCGCTCGCGGTGGATGGCGAGAAGTTGGGCCTCGGTGGCGGCGAGCTTTTGGCCTCGGTAGCGGACGACGAAACTGCCATCGGGGCGGCGGCCTTCGACTTCGATGGGAGGGATGACGGGGTTGGGGGTTTGGGGGATCATTTGACCACAGAGGACACAGAGGAGGATTTGAGTTCGGATTCGCGGAGGCTCAACCAGGTGATGGCTTTTCCCGAGTCGCCGACATCTTCGGGGGTGACGCATTCGTCGGAGATGATGCCGTGGTCTTGCAGGAGATTGAGGGCGTGGGTGGGATCGAAGCGGCGGGCGGTGAGGTAGTCGCGGAGTGAGTTCATGCGGAAACGGCGGCGGCGATGCGGTTGAGCCAGTCGGTGGATTGTTGTTTGGGTTTGGGTTTGGTGCGTTTGGGGGCGGGTTTTTTTGGCCAGGGATACCGGCCTTCGGCGGGCAATTCGCAGGTGTAAAAGCGGTGCCCGGCAGCGCACTCGCGCAGGCGGTGGACTCGCTGGCCCTCCGCCCGGCAAGTGACAACGCTGGTCTCGGCGTCGCAGGAGGGGCAGGTCATTAGGAAACAGGCTCCTTTTTGGAAAGTATCGCAAGCATTGCGGCAGCAATTCGCCCATCCGAATCGTCTTCTGAAAATTTCATTATGGCCTTTCGGATAATGTCCCGC